CGTCGGGGGCGGTGACGGTGACCGGCACGTCCACCGGTGGGACGTCGGCGGCGAACGTGTCGAGCGACGTCTCGTCGACCTGCGGTGTCGCCTTGAACGTCACCGTCCGATCCGAGGCGGTGAACGCGTTGACGTCGCGTTCGGCCTGGGTGAGATCGACCTCAGCTTTCAGGGTGAACGTGTCGTCATTGCTCACGGTTAGATCGCTCTCGTGATCGCCTGGCGGCCGGCGGCCAGGACGGTGTCGCGGGCGGCGGCGGTGATCCCGAAACCGCCCCAGGCGGACCCGGCGACGTTGGCCCGCGGACCCCACGGCGTCGCCAGGGCCGACCACGGCCGGGCGTAGGCGCGGGCCGACCCGGCCCGGCCGGTGTCGGCCAGCCGGTATGCGCCGCCCGTCGTGACGTGCGCTACGCCCGACTCACCGGACCCGTCGATCCGCGCCGTGCCGGCCCGGCCCAACGTCAGGTCGCCGCCCATGCGGGCCACGGCGGCGTCGGTGAGGGCGTCGGCCATCGCCGTCGCCGCCGCCGCCATCGTGGCCGCGCCGGTGACCCGTTCGGTCAGCGCGTCGGTCGCCTCGCGGAACGTCGCCACCGGGTCACGCCGCCACCGGTTCGCTCGCCGCCGCCTGGGTGCCGACCGGTGGGGTCGTGCCGGGCGTGTCGGCCGACCCGTCGCCGTGCACGATCGTCCACGCCGCGTCGGTGCCGAACTGGATGTCCGGTTTCACTTCGACCGGCATGACGATGTCGGTCGTCAGGTCCTCGCGGGCCGCGCCGCCGAACGTCGCCGCCACGACCCGGCATTTGCCGATCGCCTTCGGCGCACCCCACGAATTCAGACCGAGGGCGAAGTAGCACAGCTTCGTGTCGTTCTTGAACGAGAAATACGAAATGCCGTCGGCGACGTGCGGGTCCTGCAGGGCGGTCACTTCCAACGCGTACGACGTCACACCGACCTGTGTCGTCGTGACCTCCGGGTCACAGAACGTCGGCTTGGTGACCTGGTCCGACGTGTTCGGCGACGCCGTCAGCTGACCCGACTGGGCCTGGCAGCTGAACACGATGCCGGCCGGGCCGGCGTAGTCGGCGGCGGTGACGGCGTCGGCCTCTTTGCCGCCCGGGGCCTGCCACGTCGGGTCGTCGCCGTCGCCGACGAGCGACAGGGCCAGGACACCGTTCTCGATCTGGAATTTCACTGCTCCGGGCATGGGTTAGACCTCCACAAGTTCAGGGATTACGGGCGGCGGAATCGTCGCCGACGTCGGGTCGGGAACACAGAACGAACGGGCGGCGATCGTCACCGCGACGGTGAGCACCGAGGCGCGCAGCGGCGGCGGCGGCCGCAGCGGTGACGTCGGCGGCGACGGTGCGCGGCCCGGCCGTCACCGGCGACACGCCGGCCGTCGCCTCGCAGGCGTCCCACACGGCGGCGACGAGGTCGTCGAGGCCGGCGACCTGGGCGTGCACCGCGCCGTCGTACACGATCCACACCGGGAACGTGGCGACGATCACACGGCCGTTACGGCCTGATGGCTGCGTGGCGACGGAAGCGTCGTCGATCCACACGTACGGGGCGAGGCCACGCGACGGGCCCGGCAACGGATACGGGTTGACCCGGCCGGGCAGACAATCGGCGATCGCCTCGTAGAGCAGCTGGCGGGCGTCGCCAAGGCGGTTCATCCGACCCCGAAACGTTGCCGGTCGGCCTGGCCCTGGGCGGCGACGAGGCCGGCCGGGTCCGGCACGATGCCGTGATACAGGTCGACGGCGACGCGTTCCAGCATGACCTGCAGGTTGGGCGGGCCGGGCGGCTCGATCGGGTCGACCCGGTCGAGCCGGTTGTTGATGTGGCGGCCGGCGGCGGCGACACACTGGTCGACCCGGTCGGCGTCGACGTCGCCGTCGGTGATCCGCAGCAACGTGAGCACGTTGGCGACGTGCACCGCCTGGTCCCACCATTCCGACTGGTCAGGTGGGGTCGGGGCGAGGTCGGTCATTTCGACGGGGCCGCCTTCTTCTTCGGTTCGGGGTCAGCAGCCGGTTCGGCCGGTTCGGGTTGCTCGTTGCCGGCACCGGACAGGATGTCGACCCCGACGGCGTCAGCGTTCGGCGACGGCGAATCCGACGGCGTCGCCGCCTTGTCGTCGGCGGCGGTCACGGTCCGACCGTCAACTTGATGACGGCGGCCGGCGTCACCACCAGCGTTTGGAAATCACCCATGTAGCCGACCTGGGTGCCTTGCACCGACGGCTCGACGACCTGTAGCTGCGGGTAGACGTATTCGAACGCCTTGGCCGCGGCGGACGACATCACCAGGATCGACGCCGCCGGGAGGCCGGCCGACATGATCACCGGCATGCCGCCGATCGTGCCGACCGGGCCCTGGGCGAATCCGCCGGCCGAGAATCCGGTCGTGAGCTGGGCCGGGTTGATCAGGCCGGGGGCGGTCATCAGTGGGCCGATCACGCCGAGCATGTCGGGTGACACGGCGATGAACGTCGAGCCGACGCCTTTCGTGGCGTTGTACACCGAACCGGCCGCCGCCCATACCGCTTTGTTGATGTCGTCGGCGGTCGGCGCCGCCGGCACCGACGGGCCGGCCGTCGCCGCCGTTTTTACGGTGGTGCCGGCCGCCGCTTCGGTGGCGATGGCGTACTGGCCGGCCATGTCCTGCAGCACCATGTCGACGATCCCTGGCGACGTGCGGCGGATGTCCTGCGCGCTGATGTTCAGGTAGGAGCCCAGGCTCGGGGCGGTGATCGGGGTCTTGGTGATCGTCATCTTGCGCGATGGCAGCTCGGTTTTCTCGCCGGCCTGGGCGCCGACCTGGGTGTGCTGCGTCACCGTGGCGTACGCCCAGGTGCCCTCGCCCAGTTCGGCGACGCCGATGGCGGTGACGAGCGGCCGGCCGGCGTCGACGTAGTTGATGATCGGCGCGAGGATCGACTCCGGCAGCAGGCCCGGGTTGTCGGCCGTTGTCTGGTGCGCCGCGGCACGGTGGAACAGTTCCAGCCGGCGGGCGGCGTCGACGTCACCGCGGCGGGCCGGGAACCAGTCGGCGGCGTAGGCCGACGCCGAACGGTATTCGACGGCCGGGGCGCCGTTCGGGTAGCCGGTGCGGGCCTCGGTGAACGCTGACGTGATTTCGGCGATGCGGCTGCGCGATTCCAGTTCGATGCGGGCGGCGTCGAGCAGGGGCGCCTGACGTTGCATCGCCGTTTCGATCGCCGCCGTCGCCCCGGTGTACAGCTTGGTTTCTTCGTCGGTCAGGTCGCGGCCGCCGGCCGCGGCCCGTTCCAGCAGTTCGTTCTGGAACGCCTGTTGACGTTCGATTTCGGCGGTGTATTCGGCGACGCGGCGGTCCTGCACGGTTGACGGCATGGCGGGTTGTGTCCTATCGGTAGCGGCCGGCGAGGTCGGCCAGGGTGATCCGGTCAAGGTTCGGGGTCAGGTACGGGTCGGCGGCGACGGGTGCGGCGTGGCGGACGGCGACGACCGTCGCCCCGCGGTACGCCGGGTCGGGAACGAGGGCGACATGGGCCAGGACGTCGGCCCGGGTTACGCGCCGCGACCGCCGGTCCGGGGCCCAGCGGATGCCGTCGCCTTCCGCGCCGAACGCGACCGAGGCGTCGAGGATGCCGTCGGCGGCCCAGTCGAGGGTTTCGTCGCCCAGCTGGCCGACACCGATCCGCAACGCCGCGTACAGGCCGTCGTCGCGGTCGTCGAGGCGGCGGACCACACCGACGGTGCGGGCCGGGTCGTGATCCCGGTTCACGAGGCGTTTGCGGTCGACGGCGGCCTCGGCGGCGAAGGCGTGCCGGGCGATCGTTTCGACGACGCGGCGGCCGTGATAGTCGACGACGGCGTCCTGCTCGTACGGCACGGCGCAGACCTCGATGATCCGGTCCGGGTGCCGCACCGAGGCGACCGCCGCCGACCGGTAGAACAGTTCGACGGTCACCGCAGCACGCCCGGCGCGTTGAGGGTCGTCGGTGTGTCGAACCGTTCGCCGATACGGATTTCGTCGAGCGTCTTGGCGTAGCGCACGGTGCCGGTGTCGTCGATTTCTTGGATGCCGTGCAGGACGGCGTCGGTTTGGGCCCGTTCCAACGGGCCCGGCTTGACGAATTCGTCGCGGTTCACTTCCAATGTCGTGCCGGCCGGCAGCAGCCACGCCGATAGGGCGGTGCAGATCGCCACGGCCCGGGTCCGCAGCCCGGTCCGCCAGAAGTAGTCGTAGATCCCTTCGGCGTTGCGGTACACGAGCGACCCGTCGCCCGACGGCAAGGACATCAGTGTCGGCGGCACCCGCAGCAGGCGGCACAGGGCGACCTCGTTGACGTTCATCAGTGGCACCAGGGCGAGGTCGGTCGGTGTCGCCTGTGTCGCCTGCCAGGTGACGCCACCGGCGAGCACGGCCGGCAGTCCCATGTTCGCCGCCCGGGCGGTGATCCACTGCTCGCGCAGGTCGTCGGCCTGGGCGGCGGTCAGTTCGCCCGGTGCCTCGAGCACCGACGTCGGCACGCCGCCACCGGCGACGAACTGGAAGGCGTAGCGGGCGAGCAGGTCGACGGCGAGGATGCGGGTCCGGCCGACGTCAAGCGGGCCGATCCCACGCGCCGAATCGGCCCGCGACGTGTAGCGCAGGTGAACGATGCGGTCGGTGACGTCGCCGCCGCCGATCGAATAGCGGCGGATGCCGTCGACCATGTCGACGTTGACCAGCCACGGCGCGACCACATGGAACCGGGCCGGGTAGCCGCTGCGGTAGGGGGCGGTCGACAGGACGAACGCCTCACCGGTGAGGAAGTCCCACACCAGTTGTTTGGCGAATTCGTACCAGCCGGTGTACAGGTCGGGGTCCGGGTTGACCAGCCAGGCGGCGTCGAGCGATGGGGCGGCGTTCACCAGGTAGGGCGGCATCGCCGCCAGTTCGTCGGCGACGAGGTCAAGACAGGCCCAGGCGACGTCGGACAGGTTCGCCAGGTGATCCGCGCCCATGTCCCACGACGTCGCCCAGTCGGCCGGCCAACCCGACCACGGCGACGGCGGCGGCGGCCCGAGGCGTAGCGGCACCGGCTGGCCGAGGGTGACGACGTCGATGCCGTCCGGGTCGCCCGGCACGGCGACGTCCGGGCCGACCGTGGCCGGGGGGACGTCGGCCGGGTCGTTGCCGTTCGGGCGCAAGGAACGGGCTTCGTAGACACCGAGCGACGCCGGCCGGGCGATCATCGGACGTCCAGTATTCCACAAACTGTTACCGGCGGTAACGGTCAGTGGATGGCGGGCGTCGGTGCCGGTGTCTGGCAGGCGTACAGGGCCCACAGGGCGGCGCGCAGGACGGCCAGTTTCTCGCCGCCGTGCAACACCAGACCGCCGGTCGGGGTCGCCTTGACGCGCG